TCATTCCGAAGGTAGCAGGCTCCCACATGTCAAATCGGCATTTACGACCCCTTATTGTTCGAATAAAGCCATATTTTGATGCTGAGTTAGACACATCTGTGGCCAACTGCTTAACAAATGGCACTCTTTCGCCATATTTTATCAATAATTGTTCAGCCCTATCCTTTGATATACCTAATTCTTTTGCTAATTTTGCCTTTCCCATGCCATAAAATAGTCCAAGATTGATAGTTTTAGCCTGAGTTCTAGTTATTTCAGCCATATCTGCAACAATTTGATGAAAATCAGCAGACTCATTTTTATAAGCTTCGATAAATTCTTTACTACCTGTAAATTCATTATTTGTAGAGGCAGCGTAATGAGCTACAATTCTTGGCTCTTGTTGTGAATAATCAAAACTACCCCACTGCTTACCTTCTTCAGGTAAAAATAAACTTCTAATTTTGTTTCCATATTCTTTATTGCGTGCTGGGATCTGTTGCAGGTTGGGATTAGAATAAGATAAACGTCCTGAGACGGTTCCACCTTGGTCAGATCTTAGTTGATTTATCTCAGAATGTATTCTACCTTTGTGAACATAACGTTGAATGGAGTCTATAAATGTTGAATGGAATTTATTTATTTCTCTTGCTTGTCTTATTAGTTGCGCTATCGGGTTATCACAATTTACTAACCAATTTTGGGTAAAACTAGGCTCATCACTTTTCGGTGTCCGTGGGTAATCAACACCTATTCTGTCAAAGATTTGAGCCACACTTCTTGCTGCCCAAATATCAACATCCAATGTAGTTTGTTTTTTTATTTCTTGTAAAATTGTTTTTTCACGTGAAACAAATTCTTTTTTTAAACCTGCAGCCTTTGTTTCATCAACTCTAATTCCACGTCTTCTTGTTTCAATTAATATTGGAAGTAGCTCCATTTCCATCTCCCACACATCATTTAAACTTTGTTTAGAAATTTCTGTTTTAAATCTTTCCCACAATCTTAAAGTTAGACCTGCATCTTGCTCAGCATAAAACCCAACATAACCTGCAGGTAATCTCCAAAGATCAGCTTTAGGATCTATACCCCACTCTTTTGCTTTTTCATTTAAAAAAGTTTCATTTTTTATTTCACCTAAATAATCTTTTGCACATGCATTTAAACTAAAACTATATCTATTTTCATTAATTAACGCTGCTGCAATCATGGTATCAACTATCTGTCCACGTATTTCAAAACCATTTATTAATAACCAACCTACATCATAACTTGCATTATGAAATATTTTTGTAGCTGGTAGTTTTAAAACATCTTGAAACCAAGCCGTAGTAATACCTAAATCCATGTTACCACCTGCATCATGTTGAATTGGGAAATACCACTGCTGTCCAAGAGCAGCTACTGCAAAACCTACGATACCTCCATCAAAGGTTGCCCAACCTGCACCTTTTGTTTTAATATTTATATCTTTAGTCTCCAGGTCAATTGCTATCTCTTTGGCTTGTCTTAGATCAGGATACTCAGCTGGAGCTATCCAATCACTGTCGTTATATACAAAATTTAACTGATGAGTCATTTTTTTTTAGCATCTTTTAGTTTTTTTATTTCTAAATCACAATAGTGTTTTATTTTTTCTAAATCTTCTATTCCATTTTTATATTTGTATCTGCAAACGTATTTCACCACATTACCTTGAAAAAAACTTAAATCATTTTTTGCAATAAACTCATAAGGTTGAATCTCAAAAAATTTATAGTGAGATCCTCCGATCTGTTTATCTTGTGGGAAAGCATCATCAAACATATCTTTGTTCGTCATATTCACCTCCTTCTTCCTTTAGATATCTTTTTAATTCTTTGTCCTGTACATTGTTTGGTATCTTATTTTTATAAAATATCTCGTAGCTGTCACTGCCATATTTACCGATACCAAATAATTGTGTTGCGTCTTCACCATCCCACTTTAAATAGTCCTCAGACATCCTCCAGATCCTATGAGATCGTACATATTTCATACCTAATTCTTTCAAAATCTCAGCAATTTCATCAATATTTGACCTCAATAAAGTGTGTGGGTCAGGGAATTTTTTAAAAAAAATTGGTAAAACTTTTTTTACTTTTTTACGTCCTGTTTGATTAAGACATATCACACCCACCATATGTTGCCACTTAGTTCCAACTTGTTGTTGGACCATCAAATCATCTCTCATATCTTAAACATTTGTAAAGTTTTTAATTTCTCTTCTGCTTGTGCTATCTTATCCATTAATTTATCTATCTCATCTAAATGTTGAGGATGCTCTCCGATACCAACTGGCTTTTCCATATATATTTTTATTACAGCCTCTGCCTCAGATATCTGAGCGTTGTATCTATCTTCTAAAGCTTGAATGATAGCTCTTCTAAACATAATTAGCCTCATATAGTTTAAAATATTTTCCTAATGGAAAATTATATTGATGGTACGTTCCTAACAGATGCAGCGTCTGTTTAGATCTTGTAGCACCTGTGTACCAAACCCTAAGTTCTTTAACCTTATCTGCTAGATTTTTTTTATCGTAATGCGATGGAAAGTTACATTTACTCGCCAGGACAACATTATCTGCTTCTCCACCTTTAACTTGATGTATTGTATCAATAATTATTTTTGGTGGTAAATTCAAATCGACACCTTCTTTCATAAGTTTTTGAAAATATAATTTATCTTTGTCTTTAAATTTTCTCTTAAATACTTGATTCCAAGAACTTTTTTCATCACGCATACCGCACCTTAAATGTAATTCGTCAAATGTAAAGACTTGATTTGGATGGGCAAAAGACCATTTTTTACTGTCCGCTGACCTGTATCCGTGATCTATATTTAATAAATACTCGTACATTGTTACAGCTTCTTCTCTATTTATGCTGCCACCTTCACAAATTTTCTCCCAATAATTAATTGCATGAAACTGATTCGGATCAAAAGATTTATTATTTTTTTGATCTTGATAGTACAGGCCAAGATCTTTTGCCTCCTGCTGCAGCTCTCTTTTTACATCATTGATTCTAGCCAACACCATCCAATCACCTTCAAGACTCCATGGTATTTTCTTCAACCCATTCCATCTATAAATTTTACCTTCTTTACCGTTAGAATAAAATTCTTTCTCTACACGATTATCACCCATAGAATTTAACAAACATTTTGAGAAGTGATGTATGTTTTTATTTAATCTGACAGATTTTTTTAACACAAGTGATTTACCAGGAAAGGTTTGAAATAAAGTAACATCAGCACCATTCCATTCGTAGATAGCTTGGTCATCATCACCTGCAATATAAACTCTGTCTACTGCCTTTGATAACTTCACCACTAAATCCCATTGTAAAGGTGTCAAGTCCTGAGCTTCATCAACCATTAGCACTTTAAATGGAATAGACACACCATCATCAATAAACTTTTGAACCATGTCAGTAAAATCTAATCTGTCGGGTGTCCGTTGTCCGTTTTCCAATTCCATAGTTTTAAATTCTTCATAACCATTAATAATTGATTTAAACTGCTGCAACCTCACGGCTTTTCTAGATTGTTGTTTGTATAACCACACAGGATCAACTTTCATGTTTCTTGCTCTGTCATATATTTGTAAAGACCAATTGCTATAAACTTTCGCATCATCATGTCCATCTTTGTAATTAACTTTGATAGTCCCATACTGTGTGTGGAACATTAGCATGTCAGCCTTTGGATCTAATACAGGAATCTCAGCAAACTGTTGCCGGGCCAAAGAATGTAATGTTCTAAAATATTTAAAATCATCTTCATCATATTCTTTAAATCTTTTTCTTACTCTTGCAACGCACTCGTTAACAGCTTTGTTTGTAAATGAGATATAACAAATCTCATCAGGACTAAATCCTTTTTTTAAATAACGCTGCACTCTTTTAAGTAAGTTCTCTGTCTTACCTGTACCTGGAGGTCCAAATATTTTAATTGTCTTCCCACGCAGCTTTTGCTTTAACGAATTTGACATCTTTGTTTTTGTGTTCACTTTGTTTTGGTAATGCTACTACCCAATGTCTAGATTGAATACCTTTAAATTTAGACTTTGGTTGTGCACCTCCTGTTTCTAAAAATTTTGTACATTCTTTTTCGTTCCAATTATAACCCATTTTTTTCATAAAGTTTTTAAAGGTTTCAAGTTTAAATCTCATTTCTATATCGTCCTTCCAAATGTTACCACTGTCAATCTGATCAAACTCTGTAGTATCTTCCACGTCCTCAAGAAACCTAGACATTCTAGAATTAAACACATCTTCAAGTTCCTCTATTCCGTCAAAACCTTCCATGTCTTGTTTATTAGACATCAACTCCTCAAGCCAATCTCTGTAGGGATCTGGATCTCTTTTTGTGGGTTTAAGTGATCTCCAAACAATATCATAATTTAATAATGCTTCTCCCAACAGTTGCTGTTGATATAATTGTTTTGTTGATAGTCTTATAGATTTGCCTTGTATAGGTAAAATCCAATAAGGTTCAGGATATGAATTTACTTTTGTAAGTTTACCAACTTCAGGTAAAGCTTCATTCTTGCCAATACCATGCTGTCTTCTCAAACAAGTTGCAGATGAACAATGCATTCTAGCAATAGATGTTTTACATTTGTAAGTATATTCTTTGTTTTCTACACCTTTAAAAATATTATTTAATTCTTGTGGATGAAGTGGTTCACTACAAACTTTTAACATCATATTTCTTGTCCAATCTTGGTACATAACAGGATCGGGATTTATTTTTTTTGCTAACACTGCAACATTAAACATAGCATCATTACGGCCTTCACCTTTTTGTACTTTGTTTTTCATAAAATTAACAACACACGGTGGGTAATCTTTTGTTTCGTCATCTTGAAATACTTTTAATTTTTTAAATTGTGCAGGTGTAAGCCTGTATTCAGATACAAACTTAAATAAATTTTCTAATTTTATTGAGTTGCCATCGTTATCCATTGCAACTCTAGTCGTCATATGAGCTCTTTGATATGGCAAGTTAACAAAGTTGCCTTTTCTTTTTTGATCCCAACTTTCAGGAGTCAAATCAACTTCGTCTTGCGCAGGGTAAATATCTGTTGTCGTATCATTTACCCCAAGGTCTGATGCAATCTCTAATAATTTTTTTCTCATAGATGATGCTGCAACAACACCATCAATAAATAAAATTAAATGGAGTCCGTTGGATTTTGATCTGAATGGGACGAGCGGGTACTTTCTTTTCCGTATAATTGATATAACTTCCTTATGTTGTATATTGTAGCGATCAACATCGATGACCCCCCAACTACATGAATTATCATCTCTGATAGGGACACTTCCATAATATTTTTCTCCTTTTAAATGTTGTAACCAATCATCCTTGGTCATGGGTTTAGGTTCAACCCAATGTCTGAATTCTTGCTTACCATCTCGATCACGTCTGTGACCTAGAGGTACGGAAGCACCAAAATATGTAGTAGAGCCTTGGAAGAGTTCTACAAACTCTCCCAAGGTCTTGTCAAGTATGTCCATACTAAAATGGAGTTTTTTCTACTTGTTCTTCGTTTTTGTGATTAGCTCTCACTGCACCTTTTTTACATGACTCATAAAAGTCAAAGGCTGCTTTGATTGTTTCTTCGCTCTCCACTTGTCCAACGTGCTCTATCTCCCAACCATACCATGAACCTAAATTGTTCTTTTCTAGAACTGTTTTAAGTTTGTAGGCTTGTGTAAATGGTGCAGGTCTAAAAAAACCTTTGCCATCTTTCTTCTTTGCTCTGAGAGACATCATCATAGAATTCCACTTCTTAGATTTTTTTCTTTGAGTAGATTTCATTGTGATTAAAGCCGTAGAAGATTTTTCTGGTTCCACCACCATTACATAATGGGATGCAGTTTCTTCTACATAGTTACCATTTTCCAATCTATCTTTTCCATCATCACCTCTTGTTGTTTTTGACATGATATCTGAATCAGATGGATATACATTTACTGGAGCAACAGCACCTTTATCTCTGTCCTTC